CGAGCTCGACATCGTCCGTGCCGCCGGCGGCCACCACATAGGTGGCGGTGGCGTCGGTGATCACGATCTCGTCACCAGGGGTGGATACCGCTGAGAAGTTGGGCGCCTTGTTGGTCTGGGTGATGAGGTCGCCGCCGGCATCGGGGGCGAAGATGTAGGTGTCCGACGCTGCGAGCTGCACCTGGTTCTCGGCCTTCAGCGTGTAGCCGTTGACCTCGGTGTTCTGCCGGGCGGAGACGATGCCACCGATGATGGGGTCGCCGATCAGCAGCTGCGGCGCGTCGCCGCTGTTCGGCGAGGTGAAGGGCGCGTAGAAGGCGGCGCTGGCGCCCGGGATTTCGCTGACCTTGGTGTCGCCGTCGACGACGTTGTCGGCCAGGATCTGGAGATACCCGCGGCTGACGCCGTAGTAGCCGATCTCGTACTGGCGGTTCTGCACGTACTTGATGATCGTGGGCGCCATGATCGACGGCACCGCCGGCACTTCGCCATAGATGTCCTCCCAGCGCTGGCGCAGGCGCAGCTCGTTTGTCCGCGCGCCGAGCGCATTGTTCGGACTTGCCGAGGTGCGGTTGACGTTGGCCGGCATGCCGCGGTTGCCGCCCAGCAGGGCGGAGCCGATGGTGTAGACCGCCGCGGCGATCTGCAGGTACGTGAAGATGGTCTTCAGCGCCGCCGGGATCGCGATCTCGAAGCCGGGCGACTGCAGCACGGTGTAGACATCGGCGTCGTTGGCCACCAGGGCCGGCACGTCGGCGGTGATCTCGGTCTCGGCGCTGGCGGCGCGGCCGCGGAACACCTGCACGGTGACCGTGGGCACATCACCGTAGTGGCCGAGCAGCCAGTCACCGATCGACGCGGCGCGGAACTCGCGCGGCGCCGCGCCGGAGAAGGGGTGATCGTGCAGGAGGATGAGCTTGCTCATGGCGCCGGCGCCTCCAGCGCGCGCTCGGCGCGGGCCCAGTACTCGACGCCGCGGTAGGCGTCGAGCACGGTGGCCAGGTCCTGGTAGAGCACACCACCGATGCCGGGCTCGACGGCGTGCAGCACGCGGCCGTCGATGATGACCCCGCAGTGGTGCCAGCCCAGTGAGGGGCGCTTGCTGAGAAGCATCACGGCCCACTGCTGCTGGCCAGCCACCTCAGTGAAGCCGTGCGGGGACTTCGTCAGCGCCAAGCGGAAGGCCCCCGCGATGGCGCGGATGCTGCTGCCCACGCTCTTGTACTCGGTAACGGGCTCAGCGAGCTCGCGGCGGTACACATCGGCCACGAGCTGCCAGCACGGCCGCTGCTCGGCGCTGCCGTAGCTGCGGGCGAGGTAGGCGTTGATGTCGGTGGGCATGGTGGTGGCGGTCAGACGAAGGCGCGCAGCATCGGAATGTCACGCGGCGTGTAGAGGCGGCCGGTCCGCAGCAGGTTCAGACGCGGCCTGGCGGCCGTGAGCAAGGCCTTGCCGCGCTCCCATGACGCGCTCTCGACGTAGATCACCTCGGTGGCCTGCGGGTCGGAGAGGTCGTCGCTGAGGTAGAGGCCGTAGGTGAGGCTGATGGGCGTGGTGTCGTCGAGCGGGATGCGGTCGATCTCGGCGCGGAAGGTGTCCTCCGGGTCGGTGGTGTCGAGGCCGATGCGGTAGACCTGGTCGAGGTGTCCGGGGCTGCCGGCGGGCTCCACCACCATGGCGCAGGGCCGCATCGTGACGACGGCGCCAGTGGCCAGCGTGACGGTGCCCTGGTAGGGCTCGGGCCAGAGGTGCCAGGTCTGCGAAAGCAGGGGATGCGCGATCGACACCGTGGTGATCTCGCGGATGCGCTGCGGGGCCGAGGCGTAGAACCGGCGGAGACGGGCGGCGAGGTCGATGGCCACGAGGTCAGTCCTGCAGGGCCTCGGCCTCGAACGTGAACACCTCGCCGGAGCCGATGGTAGTGCTGCGCGCCTCGAACACAAGGTGAATGTTCGTCTGGCCGGCAGCCGCTTTGCCGAAGATAGCCGATCCCTCCTTCGGCACCGCGACCCCAGCAGCGCCGTCGCTGAAGATCTGGTCGAAGGTGACGTCGAGCGCGCCGAAGTAGCCTGCAGCGTTGCCCGCAAGCACCGACGCCAGCACGCCGTTGTCGCCAGTCGTCGCCACGGCGGGCGCGTTGCGAAAGCAGTGGATGCGCAGGCTGACGCCGGCGGCGTTGGTGGACTTCCTGCAGCGCAGGCGCGGCAGCGAGAACGACCCGGCAGGATTGCGGGCAACCGCGAGCGTGGGGTGAGCCACGCTGGCCGCGGTGGTGCTGTTGGCCACCAGGTCGCCGACGGCGTAAGTGCCACCGACGGCCGTCAGCGTAGCGGTCGGGTTGACCAGGCTGCCGACAGCCAAGACTTCAGGGCGATAGCCGCCGACAGCATCATCAGGCTCCACCAGTGGGGCGCCGGTCAGGACAGTGTTCTGCAGTTGGGACATGTGGCTTCCTTATGGTGGGGTTCTCAGAAATCGAGCACGAGGGTGTCAACCAGTGCGAAGCGCGCGAGGCGGCGCAACAGCGCATCGGTCTCGTCGCCATAGACCTCGTAGAGCTCGACCAAGGCATCGGCATCGGCATCGGTCATCTCGTAGGACTTGTTCTCGGTTTCGACCTGGAAGGTGACCAGCGTGTCGGCCTCGAGCCGGGTGAAGCTGTAGCTGCCGGGGATCATCGTGACGTCGTGATCCTGGCAGCCGTAGCCACTGTCCAGCTCCATCGTGAAGGTGACGGCACCCTTCAAGATGATCCGGTGGTAGAAGGTGGTCCACACCGAATAACGCAGCGGGGACAGCAGCATCGACACGTTGAAGGTCTGCATGCCGCGGTCGTATGCCAGCGCGGTGCGCGACGGCCCGCCCTCGATGGCGGTGCGCTGTGCACCCGGCGTGCCGGTGCCGCCGGCGGCGGCAGCGAGTGGCAGGAAGCCGCTTGGAATGCGTGGGATCGTCATCACACGTTCCTTTGCACATTGAAGGCACTGCTGATGTCGCGCCGAATGGATCCGTTCGGGGCCCGGATCTCGCCGCGCACGGTGGCCACCGCTTGCTTGGTGGCGGCGGCGGCGCGGTCGTCGATCGCGATCAGGATCTCGTCGTCGGAGAGCCGGCGCTGGCCGGTGATCTGCATCGGTGTGCCGTTGTTGACCATCGTGATCTTGATGTCGCGGATCCCGCCACCGGTGCCGGCGCCGCCTGCAGGGGCCATGCTGTCGATGCGGCGCAGTGGGGTTACCTGGCCGGTGTCGGAACCGTTGATGAGGTAGGTGCCTTTGCGGGTGCGGAAAACCTCGGGCTCATTGCGTTCCACAACCGGGTGGATGCTGTAGGCGTTGGCGGAGCCGCCGTCGGCACGGCCCGCGCCAAGCCCGAGGTCCACCAGACCGGCCCCGCCGGTATTCGCCCCGGTGATGCCGACACCGGTCCCTCCCCCCAGAAAGCCGACGGCCAGGTTGAACAGCGTGCTCAGCCCCGGCTTGATGAGGTTGACTTTCGCGGCCTCGATCGCGATCTGGGTGAAGTAGGCCTTCCAGTCCGCCTTGCCCTTGACGAAGAACTGCGCGAGGTTGCTCTCGAGCCCGTCGATGCCGGTGCGCATCGCCTCGTAGGTGGACTGTGCGGAGCGCTGCGCGGTGTCCTGGTAGTCGATCAGGGCCGCCTTCGCGCCAAGCACCCAGTCCTGCTCGAGCACCTGGAGGCGATCGAAGTAGTCGCGGCTGTAGGTGAGGGCCTGTTCCTGCGCGAGCCGCAGCTCGCTGAGGCGCTTGCGGTACTGCTCGCTGCCCAGGGTACCGTTGTCGGCGGCGGCACGGCCGAGCTGCGCCTCGTAGCGCTGGTACTCACGCCGGATCTTGATCTCGGCCTGCAGCTGCTCCCGCGCCTGACTGCCCATGCCGACCACGCTGAGGCGGTCGTCGTATTGCTCGCGCTGGGCCTGCTGCGAAGCCTCCACGGCGTCCTGGATCTGGCGGGCGCGGTCCGCGAAGCGCTCCTCCGCAGCCCGGATCTCCTCTTGCTTCTTCAGAAAGTCGGCCTTGAGCTTGACGGCCCGCTCGATCTCGACGTTGGTGCGGAGCTGGGCTCTGATCGCATCCTCGGCGGCGAGCACACTCTTCTGGTCCGCGGTGAGGGTCTTCTTCTCCTTCAGGTCCGCGATGAGCTGCTCGAACCGGGCCAGCTCCTTCTGGGAGCCGAGCAACTTTTCAGAACTGCTGAGTTGTTCCCGCAGTGCGGCCTCGGTTTCCCGGTAGCGTTGCAGCTGCTTGGTGGCTTCTGAGTCCGTGAATGCCGGCGGCTTTCTGGCCGCTGGGCCCTTGAAGCGCTCCCGGATGTTGGCTTCGTCGGCAGCGATGCGCGCCGGGTCCAGGAGGGGGCTGTTCGGGTTCGCGGCGCGCACCTTCTCGAGGTCGAGCCGGTACTCCCTCAGCGCCTTGTTCAGCTTCTCCTGGTTCGATGCCGACTCGGCGCGCGTGGTCGACAGCCGCTTCTCGGCGTCAAGCCCTTCGGCCTGCGTGCGGGCAAAGGTGCTGCGGTTCGAGGCCCGCACGCGACCATCAATCTCTTCCCGCTCTAGGTCACGCACCCGCTGCTGGGCAGCCTGGAGATCGCGCTCCGCCAGCGCCTTGCCGCCCTCGAAGGCGAAGGTCTTGCCGCTGCGGACATCGGCCACCCTGGCCTCGACGTTGGCCAGCGCGATGCGGGCCTGGGCCAGCTTCTCGGCGTTGGTCTGCGCTCGGCCGACATTGCCGAGGGCGTCGATCGCCACCATGGTGGCGTCCTTGACGCGGCGCCAGGCCTTCTCGAAGAGCCCGATGTTCTCGACGATGCCGGCGGCGCGCGACTTCAGCTCACGGTCATAGGTGACCTGGGCCAGGGTGGCGGCCTCTTGCTCCCTGCCTTGGTCTTTCAGCGCCTTGATCTGCTCGAGTACGCCGAGGGTGAGGTAGTTCTGGCTCTCGGTCAGCTTGCGGCTGGCCTCGACGGGGTCTTTGCCGAGTTCGGCAAACTCCTTCACGGTGTCGGCCACGGCCCTGCCGGTGGCACGCTGAGTCTCGATCGCGGTGACCGAGAACTGCACCAGCAGGTCGCGGTTGACCCGGCCGGTGCTGACGAAGGCGGCCAGCGTCTCCGCGGCCTGGGCCTGTGTGCCCACGATTTCGCTTACCGCCCTGGCGTAGTCGCCGAGCTGGCGCACCGAGGTGCCGGCGGCGTTGCCGGTGCCGACGATGGCGAGCCGGTACTTGTCGGCCTCCGCAGAGCCGCGGGCGTACCCGAAGATCAGGGCCGCAACCCCAGCGGCCACCAGCGTGTAGGGGTTCACCAGCTTCAGCAGGGCCCCACCGAGGGCGCCAGCAGCGGGGACGACGCCGCCGAACACGTCCTTCAGCTGCCCGCCCTGCTGCAGCAGAACGGTGAGCGGGGCCTGGCCACCTTGCAGGCTGACAAAGATGTCGGTGATCTGCGCCGGCACCTGGCGCAGCGCCGCAGTGGTCTGCTTCGTCGTGAGGCCATAGGCGTTGACGGCGCGCTCCGACTCTCGGATACGCGCGATGCCGGCGGCCGCGGTTTCGCTGACCCCGAGCTGGGCGGCGCGCATCTCCAGGTACTCAGCCCGGGTGCGGCCGACCTGCTGGCTTTCGCGCTCCAGCGAGGTCAGGAAGCGGCGCGTCGCGGCATCGACCTTGCCGAGGGCGTCATCGGTCTTCGCCCCGGTCTGCTGGAACGCGGCCCCGACCTTGCCAGCGGAGTCGACGGCGCCCTTCTCGAACTTGTCGGCGGCGCGCTCCGCAGAGGCCATGGAGGCCTCGAACTGGGAGCTGTCGCCGCCGACCTCGAGAATGCCGCGGCCGATGACGTCACTCATGTGGTGCTCTCTGGCGCGCTACTGCGCACCGGTGATCTTGTCGCGTAGCGCGCCGGCCCCTGCAGCCACCTGGCCGCCGCCTGCCGCGATGCGGGCCCTGCTGCTGAGGTAGGCCTCGTCGATGCGCCGCAGGGCCTGCAGTTCCCAGCGCTGCGGCGTCACCCGCTGCACCGCGAAGAAGGCATTGATCTCCTGCCAGGCGATGGCGAGATCAGCGCTGAAGCCCTGGCCACGTGTGGCGTCGAGCTCGGTGAACCAGTCCCAGAGGTACTCGAGGGCGGCAGGCAGCCGTGGCAGGTCCCGCAGTTCCTTCGGGACGACCCCGGTCTGCCGGACGATGTCGTTGAGCACGGTGAGCCTGGTCTTCGTCGGAAACATGGCGTCCGGCGTCGACAGCGCGAAGCGCGCCTCGGCAAAGCGCACCAGGGCCGCCGTCAGCCCGGCGTGAAATTTCCTTCATCGCGGATCGCCGCGGCGATTCGGTTCGACCACCGCGGCCAGGCCTTCAACACGCGGCCCAGGTTCTCGGTTC